CATGATTGTATCATCTGACGGTGACTTTAAACAACTACAACGATACGATAACGTAAAACAGTTCTCTCCTATTCTTAAAAAGTTTGTAGTTGATGACAATCCCATTCTTAATCTTAAAGAAAAGATCTTAACTGGCGACTCTGGTGACGGTGTTCCTAATGTACTATCGCATGACGACACGTTCGTTAACGGTGACAGACAAGTACCGCTTTCAAAGAAAAAGAAAGAAGCTATTCTTGAAGATCTCTCTGAAGGCGAACTACTTTACGCCGCTTCTTGGTATCGTAACTGGTGTCGTAATGAAACACTTATCGATCTTACGAAAACGCCACAAGATCTCAAAGATAATATTATAAATAATTACGAACAACAGGATCCTTGGTCTAATAAAGGCAAAGTGTTTCCGTACTTAGTATCGAAGAGAATGAACAGACTAATTGAATCCGTGCAGGAGTTTATTTAATGAAACAATATGTATTTGAAGTTTTTGATGAAATGAATAAGAAAAGAACAAAGGCTGAAAAGATTGAAGTCTTAAAAGCAAATGAATCATGGGCCTTGAAGGACGTTATCCTCGGTTCAATGGATTCTAGATTTCAATGGAATCTTCCAGGAGGTTCTCCTCCGTATACTGCATCAACCGAGCAGAGTCATCCAGCAAACTTGCTAAGAGAGCACAAACAGTTTAAGTATTTTCTTAAAGGCGGTCCAGGTGATAAGTTACCTGCGTACAAGCGTGAGAGTATTTTTATCGGAATTCTTGAAGGGGTGCATCCAAAGGATGCCGAACTCGTCGTTGGTATGATTAATAAAGAGACGCCCAAAGGTCTTACAAAACCAATAGTAGAGGAGGCATTCCCAGGTTTATTGCAAGGCTAGAGGGTAAACATTAACCTCTGGAGAAATCAATAATGGTATTAGCTCAGCTAGAAAGACTAAAGAAAGACGCAACCGAATTGGAAATCTACGCTAGGAAACTAGAAAAGAAAGGACAAGTAGATCGAATGCAGAAAATTCTAAAGAAGCAAGATTTCTTAAAACGTCGCATCGCTGAGGTTCAATATTCTACTTAAACGAAAAAATAGGAGTGTACATACCCTTGCCGATTTGTTATAATAATATTATGGTTATTCGGCAAGGGTATATATTATATCATGAATTTATTTGTACTAGATAATTGTCCAATCGTTTCTGCTATGTGGCAGTGCGACAAACATGTTCCAAAAATGATTGTGGAATCTGCTCAAATGCTATCCACAGCTCATCGTATACTTGATGGTACTATGGAAAAACGTCCATCAAAGTCTGGTAAAACTATGGTCAAGTACTACAAGCTTGACAATCAGTTCGAATCTCTATTATACAAAGCAGTACATCACAAACATCCATGTACAATATGGACTATGGAAAGTGCAGCTAACTATGACTGGCATTATCTGCACTTTGCAGCACTATGTCAAGAATACACATTCCGCTATGGTAAAATTCACAAGACTGATCGCGAACTACGCGAAGTACTTGAAACAAAGCCACTAAATATACCATATCGCAACGGTGAAATGACACCTTTCAAACTAGCAATGAAATCGAATCCAGAATGCATTGAACTCGGTGATCCAGTCAAAGCATACCGTGCATTCTATCAGACTAAACAACATCGCTTCAATATGATATGGACGAAGCGAGAAAAACCGGAGTGGTTTCAATATGCCGACTTACACGCTGCGTGATATTAAAACAAACAAGGTATGGGACGTCACTTGTTCATGGGATGAATTACAAATCATCCTAGATGAATTACCTGACGTTGTTAAAGAGTTATCAACACCAAAGATTGTAACTGGCGTTGGTAGTCTACATAGCAAAGTTCCAGACGGATTTAAAGATAGATTGAAACAAATCAAAAAGACGTCAGGCAGAGGCGAAAATATTAAAGTATGAAAAATTCAGCTGTTAAACAAGATGAGTTGTTTGTATATAAGCCTCTTACAGAGAATCAAAAGAAAACGTTTGATGCCTGGGATGACGGTGATAACTTAGCTCTCGTAGGATCCGCGGGTACAGGTAAGACTTTTCTTGCTATGTATCTCGCTCTTGAAGCTGTTACTGAAAAACAATCACCACAAGAGAAGATTACACTTTTCCGCTCTGTAGTACCTACAAGAGATATGGGATATCTTCCTGGAAGTATAGACGAGAAGAAAGAAGTATTTGAGACTCCTTATAAGAACATCGCTCTTGAGATTCTTGGTGGTGATCAACCTTATAAGAGACTTATTACTACTCATCAGTTTGAGTTCATGACAACATCTTTTATTCGTGGACTGACAATTGATAACTCAGTTGTTATCGTTGATGAGATGCAGAACCTTAACTTCCATGAGCTCGACTCAGTCATGACTCGTATTGGTAACAACTGTAGAGTTATTTTCTGCGGCGACTATCATCAGTCTGACTTTAGAGATGGTCATGAAAGAGATGGAGTTATGAAGTTTATGAGAGTAGTAGAACAAATGAAGAACTTTAGTGTCATTCAATTCGGATGGGAAGACATCGTAAGGTCTGATTTTGTTCGTGACTATATAATGACAAAAGAAATGTTAGGTATTAGATAATGGAGTTTATACATGAAAAAATTGATCTCGGATATGATGATCTGGTTACAGATACACAGCCCACAGGCAGGACTTATATTACTCCTGACGGTCGTAGGTTTCCTAGTATTACAACAGTTTTAGGAATATTAAGTCAAGACGCAATTGCTGAGTGGAGAGCTCGAGTAGGTGACGAAGAAGCAAATCGTGTTGGTCAAAAAGCGGCTAATCGAGGAACGTTAGTTCACGCTATCATTGAAAAGTATCTGAAAAATGAAGACACTACTGACTTTCTCCCATTTGTAAGACAGAGTCTCGAAAACTTACGTCCTATTTTAGACTCAAGAATTGGTAAGATTTTTGGACTTGAGTCTCCTCTTTATAGTGCCCACCTTCGCGTAGCTGGACGATGTGACTGTGTCGCTGAGTTCGATGGCGTACCGTCTATTATAGACTTTAAGACATCTAAACGCGTAAAGAAAAAAGAGAATATCTCTAACTATTTTGCTCAAATGTCTGGATACGCTGTTATGTGGGAAGAACGTACAGGTATGCCAATCACTAACACAGTCGTTATCATGGATGTAGATGATAACGAACCTTTAGTCTTTAAAGAACACAGAGACAATTATATTAAACTTCTTATTGATACAAAAAAAGAATACGATCGTAGACAACTTTTTCATGGATAATATTATGAGACTCTTTCTAATCACCTTATTGTTTTTTACTTCTTCAGCATATGCGAGAGATATATATTTTCAGCCTCCAAATGAAATTAAAACTTGGGTGGTCTCATGTGATGTTGATCAAGGATCGATCACTGGAAAGGGCAAAAAGAGAAAGTTTAGACCGAGTGCAAACCTTTGTGATAAAGGATTTAAACAAAGATCTGAAATAAGAACTGACGCTGCTATCTCTGCAAAAGCAAATGTGACTTATCACTTTCAAACAATTTTCGATATAAACGCAAATAGGAATGAGAAGTTTGACATATTTCAAGTTCATGATGACAGAGATGGATGCGCTCCTCCTCTTAAGGTTAACATATTCTATGATAACACTATAAAACTTTACTCTGACTATAAAACAGGACCTGGAGAGAGTTGCAAGAGACAAGTCATGAGCTCTACAATTCCTCCTCAGACAACTATACTCAGAGACGGAACTCAGTACGTACTCGATATTTACTTAGATTTTGACGGCAAAGGTGGTTTTATTGTTGATGTCTATATAGATAACGTTCATGAAGCTCATGGAGTATATACTCCTCCTCAAGGCGACAGATACTACTTTAAGTCAAAATACTTTTACTTCAAACATGGTTCCTACTCATCCAATATGTTTGACTACGAACTCAATTCAGAATTTTTTATGAAAAAAATTACAAGTAATTGAAAACAAACAAATAAAAATTTAACTTTTTTAAAAAAAACTGTGTACATTTGCTTAGAATTGTGATATTATTAATCATGATAAAAAAAGGAGTAAATGAATGACAGTATATCTCGATATGGATGGTGTGATTGCAGACTTCTTCGGAGCTCTAGCAAATCAATATAAAGTTGATCATTGGAAATCAATACAAGATCGAGATAGGATCTTTGTAGAAATGAGAAACACAAACTTCTTTGTCACAATCCCAGAATTCTACGCAGAAACAATCTTTGGCGATCAAGGTGATGGAATCTACCAAAGATCTCTCGCAATCATTGATAAAGTCAAAGAAATTGCTGGAGATGATTGGGGAATCTGCTCTTCTCCACTTCGCAATGACGAACATAACTCAGCTTACTGGAAACGTGAATGGCTGAGATGCAGAGACTGGCTTCCACCAAAGCTTGAAAATCTCATCTTTACTTCACACAAACATAAATATGCTTATAACCCAGTTACTCGCAAACCAAACATTCTTGTTGATGATAAACCAGAAAATATCAAAGCATGGAATGACGCTGGAGGTATCGGTATTCTCTTCCAGAATAATCAAGACGATCTTAAAGAATACCTGTTTGTAGAACTGGAGAAAGCACTTGAAATCACTCGCTCAACTACTCACTCTTCGTGATGAATTCGAAGAGATCACCTCTAATTTCAACATGCCACAGGGTAGCGATATAAATACTCTAGAATGGTTTGTTGAGAATGGTCATAGATCAAACTCACTTCGTAATGGTTTTGATGATGCTAAGCAAATTGCAATCACAATCCTTACGGAGCACAATACATGGCTGAAGAAGAGAAAAAACACGTAACTGTCGATGCTGACGCTGTCGCTGGTGCAGATACAAACGGTGACGGACACATTTCTAAAGAAGAAATGGAGATGCATTTAGAGTTTAAACGCAAAGCACTAGAAGATGCTGACGCACAGAGAGACGCTATTCGTAAGATGGCGTGGTTCTCTCTTATTGGTCTTTTGATCTATCCAATCGGAATCGCAATTACTTCTGGTTTTGGTATGGATAACGCGTCAGAACTTATCGCTGATATCGCACCAACATACTTTGCGTCAATCGCAGTCTTGGTCTCAGCATTCTTTGGAGCAGATGCACTTAAAAAGAAGTAATATATAATCTAAAGTGAGTTAGTTATGAAAAGATTGATATATCAAGTTTATGTTGGACGACGTTCAAAGCTATATGATCATTGTGTAGAGTCAGTTGAAAAATACTGTCATCAATATGATATAGATCACGTCGTCCAACGTACCCCTATTCTTAGAATTAAACCCGATATCTTTGCCACTGGACGATCACGTGAATCGTACGAGAAACATGGTGGGTTTCTTCCTATTTTCGAAAAAGAAAATGCTTTCACATATTGGCCAAAGTATGATCAGATTGCTATCATTGATGCTGATATTTGGATTCGTGATGGTGCACCAAACATCTTTGATGAATTAGAACCAGAGAATGACTTTGCTGGTGTAGTAGAACGTGAGATGCCAATCACAGAAAAATATAGAGAAAAGATCTTAAATTATTCTCGTATGCAGTATTCTTCTATCCGATTAGATTGGAAATGGGATAAGAAGACTGGTGGCGAGTTCTTTAATATGGGTATGATGTTAATGAATAAAAGTTTGTCTAAATATCTAAAAGGACAAACCCCACACCAGTTCTTAAACAGACAAGAGTTTAAGGGATTTATTGATGGTGTTGGTCCATGGAAATGGAGTACAGATCAAACACTCCTTAACACATGGGTTAAACAAGAAAAAATGAATGTTAAACATCTTGATTGGAAATGGAACGCTCTCTTTAAAGGTGTCAAAGATGAACATATTAAAGATGCGCACTTTGTACATTTCTTCTTAAAGGATAAGTTACCCAATCGAGGCGAGAACGTAGAAGAGTTAATGAAATATGTTTATTAAAAGAATTTTTATCCATATCCCAAAAAATGCAGGTATGACTATTCGTAGGTCTCCTCAACTTGCAGATAAGATTATTCCAGCCGGTCCACCAATACACAAGAATCCAAGATATACTCAAGCCGTATTAGATCATATGAACAGTATCGGTGATCACCACGGGTACGAGCACGCGCGCTGGCGGGACCTTAATCCTGGTATCACGTCTGGTTATGACGCGTTTGCGGTAGTACGTAACCCATGGGATCGAGTCGTGTCACGTTACTTCTTTGCTAAGAAAGTTATTGAGGTAGAGAAAAAAGAACCAGTTGGTAAACATAAGATTGACTCATTCGAACACTTCTTAGAAGAACGATTTGAGTGGGGTGAGATGAAATATATGTGGCACAGAGCTATTCGCGGCTGGTATAACGCATATGACTATGTGACTGATAAGGAAGGTAATCTTAAATGTGATATGATGAGATTTGAAAACCTTAATGATGATCTGAAGGCGTACTTCAAGATTCCTGAAATGAGTAGGGCGAGAAATGTTACCGGATTAAATGAAGATTATAGGACGATATATACTACTGAGACAATTCAAATTGTAGCTGATTGGTATCAAAAAGACATTGAGACATGGGGTTTTGACTTTGATACTGGCGCACAGAAAAATTATTGGAGACTGACACAATGATGGGGAGTAGAATCAATAA